GTGGAAAGAATTTGAGCTTTGCCTATAAAGTTATTACCATCACGATAAAGTTCTGTGATTTTATGTGAAACTCGATCAAGGTTTACTGTTGGTCCGTCAGGATGACCGAGTTCTCCAAGAGCACGACCTTTCTGAACATATTGTTCATTATAACGATTGACCTCACGTTCCATAATAGACATAGGATACATGCGTCCATTACGATTTACAGTTTCTGCCTGCAAAAATGGTCCTCTAATACAGAGTCTTGCTTGCTTACCAGTTCCTTCAGTAATAACTTCTACTTTTTCGATTTCTTCTCTGATGAGTTTCATTTTTATGCTTCCGATGTGATTTGAACTTGTTGATGATAAAGAACTCCGCCGCCGGATCCAAAAGCAGAAACTTTGTTTGAGGCAGTAACCGATGCATCAGGAGAATTAAATGCCGTTACGATTCCACTTGAATTGTAATTTACAACCATTCTAGTTTGGAAAAATCCATTCACGCCAGAAGAAGTATCAACTGAAAGAACTTGTGCGTGAGTAAAATTGTGATGTAATGAACCAGAAAGTGTTACGTAATCACCAACTCCAAAAGGAACTTGAGTTCCTTCAGGCACATCTACAATTGTTGTAGTGCCAGTTGTAACTCCAGCAACACGATTTGATGCTTTAGTAAGAGCAAGAGTTGCAGTCCCGCCAGAGGGCACATAATAATCAGCAGCAGTCGCTGAAGGAGTTGATCCTACAGAGATATGAGCAGCACCACCAACAGCAACGACTCTCAAAATACTAGATTGAACTGAAAATGCGGATGATGTTGTTGCAGTTCCTGCAGTAAAACTAAATGAGGCACCGACCCCAACTGGTTTATGAGACATTATTTTATTAGATACACTTTTAGTTATTTATCAATCAATCTTCCTCACCAAATTCATCACCAAACATTGAGTTTGCAACAACGGGTTTAAATTCATCAACTCTTCCTGCTGCTTTTGTGAATAAAAGTTCTTTAATCTTATCACTAATCTGTGATGGGGATTCATCAGCAGCAATCATATCCATTAAATCATCCATAGTTTTAAATTAATTATTCGTTGTTATTTATTAGATTTCACCACCTTTAGGCATTTCTGCTATTTTCGCATCAACTTCAGTAGCAGAACCATTAACTTCTGGTTCCATTACAGGTTGACCTAAATTCATTGAAGCAGATTCTGGTCCAAGTGGCATTCCAGTTGTCGGGTCTACTGGTGCATTTGGATCTGGTATAATACCTTCTTTAATTTCTTTACTAATCATTTTATCCTGATCAATAATTTCTTCATCAGTTTGACGAAGAATCTTACGTCTTACATAGTCTTGGGAGAAATATTTCCCAATATAAGGCTCTGCAACTTGAACCATATTAAGTCTTTCATTGAGAAGTTCTGCATCCTTGAGTTCTGCAAAATGATTATCATATAGAAAATCATATTGAATATGCTCTTCCATAATACTCCAATCTTCTGGAGTGATAATATTTTTAAGAATTAGTTGCGTCTTCAACATGTCGTGAAACATATATGAAAAACGTTTTCTAAGACGAGAAACAAACTTACTAAATTTTACTTCATCTCTTAAAATTTCTGATGAACGACCAAGATTAAATCCACCCTCACCATCCATTCTTGATGGTGGCACATTTAGTGATCTAAAAAGTTTTTTCTTAAAGTATTCAATATCTGTAATTTCTCCTAGATTTTGACCACCAGGAAGTGTAGTAATTTCTGTTCCTCTACCACCTTCTCTACGTGGCAACCAAAAATCTTCAAGCATACTCATAAACTTTTTATCATCACGCACTTCTCCTGTAGTTGCATCATATACAAGTTTGTTACGATATCTCATCATAACATCACGAAGATATTGCTCTGCTTTTACCTTTGGAAGATTGCCTACATCAATATAAAAAATTCTTCTTTCCGGTGCTCTTGATAGACGATATATTACCAGAGAATCCTCAATCATTCGAAGTTGATTGAGTGATTTAATTGCTTTGTGAAGATATGAAAGAGTGTTTCCTTTGTTTCTATCAACAAGACCTGAGGTGCAGTACGTAACTGAATCCTTTGTCATTTTGATTCCATTACTTCCACCAAAACCAGAAGAAGTTCCTGCTATATGAGTCAATTTTGGATTATAGATGAAGTATTCTTCTATCTCAGGAAACTCATAATCCATTGGATTATCGGTGTTTATATTTGATATTCTATACCTATCCTTTTCAGTTTTTTTCTGCTGCTTCACATATTTCATTTTCATTGGATCTATGTAACGCAACTCTTGAATACCTTCTTGGGGATTCTTTAAGTCAATTACTTTATGATAAAATATTTTTCCATCTATATACCAATTTCTATAAATCTCGTGAGATTTTTTATTAAAATCTAACAGAGATAAAATGTATTTAAATTCTTGTCTTATTTTTTTCTTAATCCCATCACTTGCATTTAAGTTTGATAATTCAATTTCAATCGGAGCATCATTAGTATCTGATACAATAGCTTCATTTACAATATCTTCAATTGCACTATCACACTCTGGATGTAGTGCCATCTCACGATATCTTTTAAGTAAATCAAATTCTGTTCTATAAACACCTTCAATATCAAGAGACGTACCAAAAAAACCACTACTCAGATAGTGGTCATTCCCATCCTCGTTATTTGGAGGAACAGGAGAGACCACTCCCGGAGATAATGGTTCAGTATCTTCAATAGAAAATCCAAATAATTTTGCCATAATTTATTTTATTGTCTTATCCTTTATCTATTTATTAAGCGTTGGCGCCGCCTGCTCCAGTTACAATGATACTTTGAACTTGAAATTCAACTGTAAATTCTTCAATTGTATCACCACTATCATATGATAAATCAATTGGTGCTACGGAAGTTGGGAAAATATCAACGAATTCATATTCTTTTAGAACAACATTCGCAGATCCTGTATTATTAGTACTACTTGCCGTAGAACCCCTTCCAAGTTGATAAACCTTAGCATTTTTCATATATGCATCTGGTAAAGTTGCACCAAGGTTATTGTCTAATTTTGCAATAAGTTCAGTCCAAGATTCAAATGCGTTTCTATACTCAAAGTTTTCATCGTTAATAATAGTTACCGTCCATGCATCGATGGTTCGGTCACCTGCAACCTTAAAAGTTCTTCCTCTAAATGGAACATCGATTGATGCAATAGTTTGTCCTGGAAGTTGTGCTGCCTTACACATAAATTTGAAGTTATTAGCATTCCAAGCAATTCCTTCTGGAAGAGTTGTTATTTCCACTTCGAATAAATTGGGTCGGGCCCCACCACCCGACATTGCAGTTTTAAAATTTGAAATTGTTTGATTGGGTCTTGTTGATGCCATTGTTTAAGTCCTCCTTTTGTTATTTAGATATAAAGTTAAACAGTACCAGCAACTTCTTCAAAACTTACACCAGTGCGAGTTGCAACAAATGTTAGTGTTACGAAGTTAATGGATTTTGCAGGTTTCAGGAAAATATCTGCTCTAAATTCGTTGTTGTCAATCACATCAGGAGTGTTATTTGTAGTATCGCAAACAACTAGGAATCCATAAAGACCTCTTTTTGCTTGAACATCACGTAGGTAAGGTTCAACAATGTTTTTAAAGTTTGCTCTTGTTAACTCATCGTTAAGTTCAAAGAGTTGTGCTTGAGCAGCTCTTTCAAGTGCTTGTTCAATAGTAAGGAATAAACGACGAACGTTAATTCTATCAAATGCTGATGCATATCCAAGAGCAGTTTTATCTCCAAACAGAAGAGTTCCAATTCCAGGTTGAGTAACAATAGAATTTACTCTTTGTGGATAGAGTTGATCTCTTTGTGCTTTATTTGGATTATATGCAAGTTTAATCGCATTATTGAGAATTCCACGTTGCTGTCCCGCAGGTGAGAACCAAGGATAGGCAACAATATTAGTACGGCACATTAAACCTGCAATATCAGCATTGCAAGCAATATATCTAAACTGGTTGTTAAACCTATCATAGGTATACTTATATCCACTATCAAATATTGCATATGATGAAGATGGAAGTGAACTAAAATATTTGATTAGATTAGTCGTTTGAGTTGTTGTATTCGTAACACCAACTAAATCAGCTTTATGAGCTCCAATAGTTGCAACACAATCTTTTCTTTGATTTGCAATAGAGACTAAGAATCCTGCTTTTGCTTGAGAATCTGTTGGTGCATCCATCGAAGGACCCATAATGATATAATCAACTTCAATTTCATCTTTGTTTGAGAACAAATCATAAGAAGTTATCAAATCTCCAAGGTCTGCCTTCATTCCACCAGCAGCAGAATAATCAACTCCACCTGTTAATGTATAAGTTTTATTTCCAATTGCGGAGAATGTTACTCCCTGTGCAGTTTTTCCCCATAGTCCATCTGAAAGAGTGATTGGAGTAAATGATGCAGAATCCCCAGAATAAGTGGTAAAACCAACTGCTCTTGGAGTTGTTCCGTGAAATGCATCAGCAGCACTTGATGGATTTCCTCCAGCATAAACCTGTGAAGAGAAATCTGCAAGATATTGTTTGTACCAATTCTTTTGGGGAGAATTTACAGAAGACACTGAATCAAGTGCTTTCGAAAGACCCAAATGAGTCTCTAAAATTGTACCCTGATTTCCTGTAATATTTCCTAAATCATCTACAACTACAACGTGCAACCCATCACCAGAACCCTGCCTTTCAAGTGTATATTGATTTGAAGTTGGTCTGGGTGCAAGAGATCTCCAGAAAATTGTTGCGTTAGTTAATCCAAGAGTTTGTGACTCATACCAATCAGTAACAGATGTCGGAGTAACTGCAGCAGTTGCAGAACCACCGGTAGTAATACCTGAGTTATTAACAAAACGAAGAGAACTTGTTGTTAAGTAAGATGCGAAAGAAGACCCTTCTGCATAATTAATCTTAGTTTCGGTGCCTGTAGTTGTACCTGCTGTAGAAACTCTTGATAGAATTTTTACGTCAATGCTACTAGATCCGTTAGTTGTATCAGTAGTAACGCCAGTAATGATACCTTTAAGAAATCCTGTGAATGTTGAGGTTGAACCTAACCCAGGAATTGTAACAGCAGAAAGATTTGCAGTGACTCCAAATCCAATTGTTGCACCAAGCGCAGATGGATTGGTTGTTGCAATACCAACAATCTGGTCGGCAACATCATCAATAAAACAAACCTTTAAACCATTTCCCCAAGATCCGGGGTTCTTTGCTGCATAAGTATAATTTGTAGCATCGTCATGATTATTGAGATAATCATCATAGTTGTCAATTCTTAAGAGAGTAGTTGCTGCTATACCAACACCAGCATTAGCATTATTCAGTGTTGCTCCAGCAGTTCTAACAACTTTAAGAACTCCACCATATGAAAGATATGATGATGCACTCATCCAATACTCATATTGAGAGTCTGTTGAGAGTGGTTTGCCGAAAGTGCTAATTAAACTCTGCTCAGTTGTAATATCAATTGGAAAATCTACAGGACCAATTGGAAAGGGTCCAGCAATCACTCCAATGTTATCTAAAACATTATCAGCTCTTCCTACTGTTAAATCAACCTCTCTGACTAGTACGCCTGGAGATAATTGAGGAGTCGCCATTTTTTTCTCCGTAATTCTCTGTTTATCTGAAAATATTTATTAAAAACATATTTTACACTGGGGAAACATGACGTGAATACTACCAATCGGGGTATTTGTAATCAATTGAAGATATGCTGCTTTTTTTAGATGCATTTATTCTTTTTATAGTGCATTCTTTACACTCATAAGAATACGAAGATGCTACAGGTCCTCTATCTTTACGTGTTCTATAAAATTCTCCTACTAAATTTTTAAGTTCCCCACAAACTCTACACTTTCGGTCATTAAGTAATAAGTGACTTAGTTTTATTTGTTTATCAATTTCCATTATTATTGATATTGCCACATATATGACATTTCTCCATATTCATCGGTAAACCATCTATCACCATCATTATCAACAAAACTTGTTTCATCTAAACCATCAGAAATAAAACCAAAAGGTGCCATGTCTTGTTCTATTTGATTTTTTTGTTCCTCATAAAGACGTTTTCTAACATCTTGGTCGGTGAGTTCTTTAAAGTAATCTTGACACACTAACCAAGCATAAATTACAAGACACATAGCTAAATCATCGTTACAACCTTCTTCTGCTTCAAACGAATTGTGTTTTTGAATAAAAGTCGTAAGTTCACTCATAATCTCATAATCATTAAAAGTGAGTTTGTCCTCTTCAATCATTGTCTTTAAATTGAGGCATCCAATTTTTTTCACAGTCTTAGACATTTTAACTCCAAGTTGAGTTTTCTTCCCAGAAAATCCTTGTCCAACTATTTGACCTGCCCTACCTCTCATAGAACACATTAAGAGATTTTGATATTCCAAATCGTATTGAAGAATACTTGCAACCTGATCTCCTACATCATTTACTTCACATAATATAAAAGCATTGTTATAATTTTTTGCAACTTCATATATTATGTTTGGGAACATCATTGGTTTGATTTCATTATCTCTGTATTTGGCAACAACCTTGTGGGGAAATTGAGTTATGTCTACTACAACGAATGCGGAATAGTCACTTCCAACCCCTCTAGCAACGTCTACAGTGACTACGTAATCACAATCCTCACTTGGATCCACATAAACGTCTAAACCAGCGTTACGGGTCTTTGGATGGTCATACACGAAGTTCCTAAGCTTAGATGGTGCAATGAGAGTATCAACGGATCCAAGAAATTCGCATAAAAATTCTACTTTAAATTGTTGCTCTGAAGTATTTGCAATTGTTTGCTTCTTCCACTCTTCATCTCTCCCGGGAACTTCACTCCAATGAACATCAGTAAAGACATATCCATTTTTACCGGTTTCAGCATCATGCCACATTCGGTAGAAATGATTCATACCATGTGGAGTAGATACAATAATTACTTTTGTATTCTTACCTGAAGTAATTGTTGGATATACCGATGCAAAGAATGATTCTGCAATGTGATTTGGAACAAACGCAAATTCATCCAAGAATAAAATATTAAAAGACATACCACGAACCGCAGAAGCAGAAGTAGAAGCAGCTAAGATTTTACTTCCATTTTCAAGTTCCAGTGAACCCTTGTTCCAAGAAATAATACCTTGCTGCATCCACTTGGGAAGATTTTCATATGCAGTTTGAAGACGATCTAAAAGTTCTCTTGCGGTTGCTGCTTTGTTTGCAAGAATACCAATATTTACATTATCGTTAAAAACTGCATAATGAAGAAGATATGATACTACAGTAGTACTTTTACCCGTCTGACGCGGCATTTTGCAGATATTAAATCTATTCTCATGAAATCTCTTCACAAGTTTTTCTTGGAATGGATAAAGCTCAAACGGCATTAATCCATGATCCAAGGTTACAATTTTTACATAATTTTTTGCAAAATATACTGGGTCATCTTTGCACCTCATAAACTCAATAATTTGTTCTTGAGTAAACTCAATTGATGTGTTTGCTTTTTTTAATAATGGATTGCCAAGATAAACATCATTATTAGTAGCCATAATAAAACCTCTTTATATTAACAATTCCACTTTCTTAAGGATAATGCTTTTCTTGTTGGGCGACCTTTTTCATCTTTCATAGGTCCTGGTATTCCACCCATACGCGCACAGAATGATTTTCTACGATTTGCTGCTTTTGATCCTGGTTTTAATTTTGATGGTTCTGTTGTAACTGCAGTTTGTAATTTTGAACCTGGATTTTCTCTTCTATATGATGCAACTCCTTTGGCATTTAAACCACCTTCTGGGTTTTTACCTTCCTTTTTTTGCCAGGCAGCAACTTCTTCAATTTTTTCTTCTCCAATTGTTTTATTATTGAGGAGATAATTTTTTGACTTTGAGTTTACAACTTGAATCAAAGGCATTCCTGGTTGAAGTGAGGAAACTTTATACTGAAGAACTAATGCACTTGGATAAATTTTTTGAATTTCTGTAGTTATATCATTTTTATTTGGCATTCCAACTTGAGGGAAAAACATTCTAACAGAATAAGTTTTACCTCTCCAGGAAAGAATAACTGCAATTATATTTCCCGTATCTGCTTGTAGACGAGTTGCTTCTTTCACTTGAGATTTAAATCCTGTGATTGGTTCTGGTTTAATTAAATCAATTACCTCAGCAAAAGTATTACCATCTAAATCCTCAATAGTTACATCCTCGTTGGTTTTATTGCCCCAATTTGCTGCACCAACCTTGCGACATTTTACAAGTGCTCCAGATGCATATGCACTGGGCCAAACTTTGTATCTAGATTTGACTTTACTGTAGCAAGCATCCTTCTCTTCATTCACTTCATCACTATCAAGATAATCTGCTACTGTATCAATATAATCTGCTGCCTTAGTGATCTTGGATTGAACCCATGCAGGTAATTGTGTATCACCCTTTTCAATATTTTTTTTCAAAGAAACAACTGCTTTATTAATAGTATCTAATTGAGTTCTTGCCATGTATCCTTCACGATCTTTCTTTTTTCCACTTGCAATCTCTTTATGACTTTCATAAATTTTTGATTCAGTTTTCACGTTAATTGCCTTTCCTTTTCTATCTGGATTTGGATCTTCTCTTCTTTTTCTTGCTGCTGCTTTTTCTTCTTCTTCTGGAGACATTTCTGTTGCCATTTTAGAACTACCGCATTTTGGTTTAGTAGTTTGTCCTGGTTGTTTGGCACATGGTTTTCCTGCATATTTGCCACCCAACTGAACCCATCCAGACTTTCCATCAGATGACTTACTTTTTGCAAACCAATCGTGCAGAGAATCATCACCAGATTTTGATGCCTCTTGAATTTCTTCAAGAATTTTATCAACTAATGTTTGTTCTGGTACACAATTAGGGACTATTTTTTTACCCTTCTTTTTCATTCCAACTTGTTTATAACCTGTCCAACATGACTCATCTACCGGACAATCAGATTTCCCATGTATCGGACAAGTTTTTCCTTTTTTTGTATGATTGCAAGACCCTTCCACCGGCACACCAATACCAACTTCGGTTGGTTTTATTGTTTGTCCTGGAGTGTTAAATCCACTTGGAAGAGGCTTACATTCTTTATTTGTGTTACACCAATACATTCCTTCACCACACTTTTCTTCACTTAAAATTGTTTCCACTAAAGAAATGTTTAATTTAGAAGTTTCTGTAATTTTTTTCACAACTTTTTGAGGTTTAGGTTTTAACTATATCTTTTTATATTTATTACTCTTTTGCTTCTTGAGATTGTTGTTTTAAAAGTTTTGCGAGTTCTGCAGTAGATCCAACAAAAAGTGCATTATTAACTGTAGTGGGACCTTTTGGTTTATCATCATCAATAT